GGTGACTGAATCAGCGGTTGCAGGATACGACGCATGGACTCACCCATCAGGCGCTGGTACTCATTGCGCTGCGGGTCGGTGAGTTCCTGGCCGAACACCTTCTTGCCGGCTCTCCCGCCTAAGAACCGCAGCCGCTCGAACTCACGGGCCACGGGATCATTCACAGCCGTGGACTTGTAGATCGGATTGAACAGGGCAGCGGGTGGCTGTTCGCGCACGATAGGCCTGCCGTACAGGTCCACCCGTGGCGTGAGCCGTTCGCGCTGGCCTGGGATGCGGCCCATCAAGGTATCGGTCCAGTCCCGGGTGATCCGAAGCGTCGGGTCATTGGTCCTGGCAATCTGTGCCGAAAGCGTTGGGATCAGCGTGCCCACCAGGTTGTTGACCCATCGATCACCGTATCGATCCGGATCAGTGACCGCATTGATGACCTCGGAGATACCGCGGAGGAATGTCTTGCTGGTCAGGTTCTTTGAGATGGCGCCGACCAACATGCCGCCGATCTTCTCGGCCTCTTCCGGGTTGGTGGCGGCGATACCGATCTCATGCAGGTCCGCGGCGATACCGAGCAGCATGCCAAGTGGCTCCAGCCGGCCGTAGGCGTAATACTTGTCCCCGACCTTGATCGAGTAGGGCATCCAGCCTTGCTGGTACTTCAGGTTACGTTCTTTCTGGTCAGAGGGTCCGCCACCGGTGAGCAGGCCCTGTGCCGCCATCATGCCTGCGGCCATCATGATCGAGGAGCCCACCGCCAGGCGCGATATCTGGAGGTTCTGCTGGTGCCTGCCGTTCTCGCCCCTGAGATTGTCTCTGACCTCCTTCATGGCCAGACCGAACGGCGTGCGCTCGCCGGCGAACTTGACGATGTTGAGCGGCGTGCGGATAAAGGGGATGATGACCCGGAGGATGGGATATTCTCTGGCCATAGATTGGATCAGCTGTCCGAACTTACCCAGGCGCCGGGTAAAGGTGTAGTAGTTCGCCTGTTCCATGGCGTTTTTGTAGGCCCTGTCTGACGGGTTGCGGATGCCGGTCTGGATGTAGTCGTGTCGCTCCTTGCCTTTTAGACCTTTATTCCTGGCCTCCATGTTGTACCATTCAGCCAGCGCGCCTTTCATAGCGATGACCTTGTAGAAGGCATCCCCTGCACTCAACAGTCTGCCGGGTATCCGGATCAGCCTGCCCTTGGCGCCCGAGATGGCTTTCTGTTGCCTGGCCTCGATCTTCTCCTCACCGAACTCCTGCTCATGCCGGAACACCCGGGTCGCGATCTTGGCCGCGTCGAAGCCTGCGGTCGCCATGGCGCCGGATCGGGCCAGCACGGAAGACAGTGGGATGTTCTTGTCCCCGCGGATGCCGGAGATACCCGAGGCGACGGCGTGCTCGACCATGGAGAAGCCAGCCACCAGGGCATTGGAGAGCAGGTTGACGATCTGGGTCTGAGGTCCGGAAAGCAGGTTGTTGATCCACAGTTCAAGGAGTTTGTCCGCCCAGGTCGGGGTCATCTCCTTGCCGACATGGTTGGCGATCTGCCCCGGGGTTTCCATGCCCGTGATCTTATCCATCTTGCGATCCAGGTCCAGGTTCGGATCGTTGACGATCTTGGTCAGCTCCTTGAGGTTCATGCCCGCGGTCGCCCCGCGGAAGGCCATCAGGGCGCGGCCGGCCTCGGCGGCGACACCCTGAAACGGAATCAGGACCTCGGCCAGCGCATTGTACTGATTCAGGAACTGCGCCCGGGCCAGGGTATCACCGGTCTGCGCGCGCTCGGCCGTCTCCCTCAGCGACCGGGCTCGGTCGGTGACGATCTTCGCGCCTGCGCGGATCTTCTCCGCGTTCCATGCGGAACCCTTGACCCGTCGCGCCAGCTCATCAGGCTGCATGCCCAGGGCCGCGGCCATACGATCAAGCTCTGGTAGGTTGAGCGTGCCCCGCCTTGCCCTGGCACGTTCTTTGCCGAACATCTTCGAGACATCTTGAGCCAGCGCGTACTCTTCATCATTGAGTGAGGCGCCTACGACTCCTCGCTCAGAGAGGTTGCCAAGTCGGTCGCGACCTTGCCCAGGTTGAGGAACGGATCTTTTCCAGATGGAACTTTCAGGTGGCTTTGTTGCGTAAACTCCGGGATCGGCTCCCCGTTTGAGATGGCCTGCTCCAAAGCCTGCGGGAGGGGCGTTCCAGCCTCTGTAGCCCCCCGCATCAGTGCCGCGTTCGGTATCCTGTGGCCAAAAAGATCGCTGTATTGACTGGCGAGCGTCAGAAATTGTTTGCCCTGCATTCAGTGCCTCCATGTAGCGTTTGACGAACCGGTATCCCTGCGGGAGCGCCTGCTTCATCTGTTGGGGTGTGGTGTGGTAGAGCGCGAACAGTTGCGCGAAGGTCTCGGCTTGTATCCGCCGGACCTCATGCCCGATGGCATGATTTACCGCGCCGCGGATGGTTTCGTCTTTGGCGGCCATGGCCTGGATCGTCTGCGCGCCTTCAGCCGTGTTGACGGTCTTGTTACCCATGGCCACATGAATGAGGTCTGCCAGCGGATAACCAAGGCGCATGGCCATCGCATCCTCAGCCAGATCGGCCTCGGCATAATACTCAGCCGCCTCCTTGACGATCGGCCCCAGCACATCGGTACTCAGGACGCCGGTCTCAGGGTCGAAGGTCAGCTCTACCGGATCGATGCCGAACTCCGGGCTCACCTGGGCGACCGAGAGGCCATGGGGCGACATCTCGATATCGGCGACATGGCCGAACTCATGGGCCAGACTCACCAGGAACTCAGCCTGCGGGAGATTGGCGAGCATCTCCGGGTTGATTCCGATCATGGTAGGCATGCCGTTATGCGAGCGCACCATGAGCGCGGTGTCATTGCCCTTGAAGCCGAACACGGTGCCGACCTGATCGAAGAGCCTGGCAGGGACGTTGGCGTTCCTGAGTGCGGCGATGCCGGCGCTCAGCGCCTGCTGGGAAGCGGGGTCCAGTGCGCTGGAGATAGCGATACCCAGGCTCGACAGGTGGGCCTGGTGCTCCGGCATGAAGGCCTGCGCCTTGGGGCCTACTTCGTCATCGGCGTTGAGTTGGGTGTCTGTTTCGATCTCGATGTCAGACGGCTGGCCGAGTCCGGAACGCATGGCCAGCGCGTTCATTTCTTCTTGAGTGATCGGCTGGCCGTTCCTGCTAAGAATCTTTGCGTCTTTGGCGTCGAAGACAACGAAGTTCCTGGTTCCTTCGCCTTCTGCGCGTGAGCCTTGGTCGAGGTATTTGATGCCTGGTATACCAGCCCTATTTAAAAAGTCAGAGGCTTCTTTTTCTCCTAGATCATCAGCAATATCACGATACACCTGCTCACCGCTGTCATGTATATGCATATATCCTGCTCGTGTGTACCCCTCCTTTTGTCCTTGCTCTTCAATGAGCCTCAACTTTTCTTTACTCAGCGGCTTATCCCAATCGAGCATCTTGTCGATAGTTTCGTCTTTGATGTCGACTTCGTAGATAAATCCATCATTATAATTTGATATAAGAGATTTTATGTTATCCGGCAGTTTGGCGCGCGGAAGAAACCAATCTAAATTAGAAGATATGTCTTCAATGCTCTTGTAGATAGTTCCATCTATGCGCGCACCTTCTGGATATGCTTCTTGAAATATTTCTTGTGCATTATCTACAAAAGCAGGCGGCGGTGATAATGATGTTGAGTAACTTTTTGCAACCGCTGGATTCTCAGCAAAATACAACCCATACCCATAAGCCTGCGCACCTTCACCGGTGCCGATCTTATCCGTTGAGAACTGATCTAACTTGTGCGGTGATCCGTGGTAGGCGGTCATCGGGAAGACTTGCTGACCTCTCGGCTCGCGCACCATCGGTTCTGCTATTGTCTCGTCCCGCGTCTCGCCCACGTTTTCCCGAAAGCCGACCCGCTTGTAGAATGCCGCATCCCGCTTGCTCTCTCCCGGGTCGATCCGAATCCTGGTGCCGGCCTGATCGGCATAGGCCACCAGTCCACGCATAGCGGCAGGAGACGGCTTTTTCATGTCCGCCTTGATCACGATGTCGCCGCGCTCATCCAGTAGCGGAGCGACTTGCTCCTGAACAGCCTGAAGCTGTGGCGCTGTGTAGGCCGGCGTCTCGGGTGCCTGACGGGTGGCGAAGACCTGTTGCGCCATTGAGGGGCGCATCGCGCCATCGAGGGGCGCGGGTGCCTGTTGCGGGGTTGCGAGCGGTTGCGCAACCCGCGGGGGAGCTGCACCCGGACGCGCCGCCATAGCCTGGATCTGCTCGATGATCTGCGGGTTCTGGCGTGCGGCCTGCATCAGTGAGGTCCGGATGTCGCCGCCGGCTTGCGGCTGCGGCTGCATTGCGGTACTCACGGCAGGGCCGACACCACCCATCAGGCCGCCGGTGGCCGCCGCTATCGGGAAAACATTGATGCCCTGATACAGTGCCTCAACCGGGTCTCTGCCCCAGGCAAGCGCCTGCACAGGCTCCTCCAGCACTTCGGTGGTGCCCTCCTTGAGTGCGGTCTTGCCGATGTTGGACAGGAAGTCGCCCACGCCTTTGGTGGGACGCATCATCTGCGCGAAGGGAATGGCCTCCAGCAGGCCGATGCCGCCGATACCCGCGCCGGTCCGAAGTCTTGCCTCGGTCGGGTCCATGCCGGCCTCGAGTTGTTCGGTGAACTCCGGCAGGACTTCCTGGCCGCCAGCTATCAGGCCCTTGGAGATGGCCCCGCCTGGGGTAAACCAGAGTGGCGCCTGTGGGATGAGTTCGCCCAGGGACTGAGACCAGTACCCGCCCTCGGTCAGTACGCCTGGGTCCTCCAGGATGTGGCGTTGCGCGTAGGGGTTCGGGTAGTCCGCCCGGGTGTTGACCAGTTCAATGTCTTCACCGAGACCCAGGTAGCGCATGGCGCCGTACAGCGCCTCGCCGATGCCGGCCGCGCCGCGCTTCAGGGCGTCCGTGAAATCAGGCTCGACCTGTCCTGTGTTAACTAAATCAGACCACTGCTTGATAATCTCCTCATCAGAGATCCCGGGCACCTTCTCCCGCATGTGGTCGCGAAAACTGGCATAGCTGGCCATTACTTGAGACTCTTGAGAAACTCTTCCAGGTCTTTCTGGCTGGCTTGTTTCCCGTATTTGTAGAAGAACCATTCGCGGTCTTCAGGCGTAAACCACTCAGGGAAGTTAATGCCGGATCGATTGATCGGGATAATCTCAGACTCACCGCTACCTTGCGGCTTTGGCGTGGCTTGTTCGCGAATGCCTTTGAGGTATTCAGAGACAGCATCAAGAATACCGGGGCCATCGTCTTTCTTAGGCTCCGGTTTTGGTGGCTCGGTATCCTCCATCCCGATATCTGCCAGCAGGTCGGCGATGGAGTTGCCGCCGGTGCCGCCTCGATAGGGAGGATACCTGGCTTCCATGCGCTGCCTGTAGAGTGCGCGCTGTTCTGGCGTCATGGCCTCATAATCGGCTTGCGTGACCTCGCCCGGTTTGTTCGCCTGGGTAATTTGAGCGATGGCCTGCAGGAGTGAGGCCTGAGTGCGAGCATCTTCATTGCTCATCTTGCGCTCTTGCATTGCCTGATCACTGGTCGATTGGCGCCTTCTGAGCATCGCCTCAAGCCCTTGGTCACCAGCCTGGAGTCCGGCCAGCACACCACCGCCGAGCCCCTGGCCTGTTGGTATGCCCTGGCCGCTGCCGATCAGCATACTTGAGCCAAACCCGAGTAGTTGCCGCATCAACAGCGCTTTTTTTTCTTCCTCAGTGAGATCGTAGCTATCGTATAGTCCGAACATCATATTCTCCAATTAAGAACTCAACAGGTAGCCGATCAGCGCTCCAAGGGCTGCGGTGTAAGGTCCGCCGACGGAGCCAGCTGATGCACCGCTAGCCGCACCCGCACCACCTCCGCCCCCCACCATCGAACCAATAGCGCCGGCTGCAGCATAACCCATTGCAGCCCCACCCATGGCGCCCATCAACGGGTTGCCTGCGGTATCAGTGTATCCGGTCGACATGCCGCCCATTCCTCCGAGCATGGCCAGTGCATTGGAGTAATCAGATAGAAGCGCCTGCTGTGCGCCCTGCTCGTAATTCCAGCGATCCATGGCCGCCTGCAGTGGCATCTGTTGCCACTGGTAGAGCTGGTCGCCAGCCGCACCCATGAGCTGCGACGGTATCGCACCGGCCTGCAGCGTCTGCGGGAGCACCGTGAGACCGCGAAACAGGGTGTCGTAGTTCTGGCCATAGATATCCCCGAACAGGTCCATGCCCTGACCCGCTGCATCGCCAGCCAGGCCGCCCGCACCCAGGGAAGCGTCCAGCGCCAAGCTCGCCCAGTCTCGGGACAGACCTTCGCCGGCCAACTGCCTCTCGAGATCGAGGTCAGCGGCCCGGAGGATGGCGTCCTGCCAGTTGCCTTGTAGGTTGGCGCCGATACCCGCCGCATTCAGGATGTTCTGCTGCTGCTGATCCCAGGCCCCGCCATACATGGATTGAGCCATGGCGCCGGCATCGTCCAGAGTCATGGCCTGATTTCTCAGCATGTCCTGGTAGATGTTGCCACCGGTGAGTTCCGAGGTACGTGCCAGGTTGGTGAGATCGCGGTTCAGCGTGTCGTAGATATTGCCAAGCGCTGCGCCTTGCGCAAGATCCTGTCTGGTTGAATAGGAGGTACCGGTTCTTAGTCCCTGGTCGGTAATCTGCGGCAGCGCCACATCGGTGAACTGGCCCAGGGCATCCGTAATCAGGCTCCTGGCGTCCTGGATCTGCGGGAGCATCTGAGACTCAAACGCATCTGCCGCCATGCCGGTGGTGATGTCGTAGTTCTGCAGCAGGTTCTGCTGCGCGGCGCCGACCATCTGATCCAGATAGGGATTGCCTTGACCGTACATCATCTGGGCCAGGGCCTGATTGGGATCTGCGTAGCCTGCAATGTTCATTATGGGGGTGTAGATGCCCGGGCTGTAGTTCAGGCCCATGTTCTGCAACATACCAGCGGTGTCGGTTGCCTGACCCGCTCCGCCCATGAGTTGCGTCATGGCACCCATTGAAGGATAGAGCGAGCTCAATGAGAGCTGCGAATAGGGATTGGAGAACGGGTCGAACATAGCGCCCTGAGCGCTCAAGCCGGTGCCCGCCAACCCACTCAGACTTCCTGCATAGTCGGCAAGCTGGTTGACCGCGCCAGTCTGCAATTGATTGGGATCGACGTAAGTCTGGCCTGGGTAATAATCAGGAGCCCCCTGATTATAGATATTCTGCCATTCTTTTGCCGCCTGTTTCAGGTAGGGTTGTATCGGGTCCCAGGGATCAGCTTTTTCAATCGTGTTTGTCGAACTGCCGCCGCCTGACATTGGCTATCTCCCGTTAATCAATACTTAAAATCAAATGGTCCTGACGACTGACGATCTTGTCTTTCATGATTCGCTTGAAGCCAGGCCGCCCAATACCCTCGACATAATCGGCACCCACCGCCTTGGCGTATGCTTTCAGCGGAGGATAAAACTCAGGCATTCGACCCATGAGATTGCCGCCCATGAACAAGCACATAACCGTTTTACATTGTGGATAGTTTAACAGTTGAGTCACCATCGCGGCATGGATGCCCCTATCATCAATGGCCACCCATAACATGGACGTGCTGATTTCAAGACTGGATAGTACGTCCTGGAGATTAAAGCCGGGATTCATGTCCACCGCCGGCTTCAACAGTTCGGACACCCGGTCCCAGATAGGCCTCACCGCATAGGGCTGGACGAGCCTGATCTCACTTGGCTGTTTTTTCTCGGCTGCCATCGGTGTTCTTCTTATAAAGGAAGTTGAGCGATAAAAGCGCGATCCCGCCGGTTGCGGTGTCGGATGCGTCTCCTGACAGTCTGTAGAGTTCACCGAATACCGCAGGCGCAAAACCAATGCCGACCATTGAGTCGAAAGCGAACTCCGTTTTTTGAACCTCGTTCGCGGTACCTGAGAGAGTTTGGGTGACTTGTATTGTTGTGACGCTGGACGGCTGGCTGGTGCAGTTGGACTTGCGATAGGTAAGCCCCCACACAATATCGCCCGCTATCGAGTTGATATTGACGGTTCTCAGACAAGCCACCAGCGAGCTTTCTTCCTGCCATCCGGATTCAATCTGCTCATTGAATACCAGTGATTCGGTTGAAGAATAGGTATCTTGAAAAACATACAGGTTGCAGTTCAGCGCGTAGGTGGTCGAGGGTGTTGCTGCGCCCTTAACTCTTTCCGCTGAGACTGACGGATGTAGGTTCCATTTCGGATTGTTCCAGGAACCCTGCGATGTTCTGAGTGTATCGATGCTCTGCTGGATGAGCACCATTTGATCATACAGCCAGCGCTCCAGATCCCCGCTTGGCGGGTATTGAGCGACGAAGACCTGTTCCTTGTTATCTGTCACCGCGCAGACTCCACTCCAAGCTGAAGCCTTCCATGCTCCAGGAGATATTGGTGGTGGAGGTAAATCTGACTGCAATCAGTCTGCCTGATACCCGGCAGTCGTGTTTCCAGTCTGTCTCTGGCGTAAAGGTGCCGGTGTGACGCCAGGAAATCGCCCCGTTTGGGTGATCCTGTGTGCCTACCATGATCTGCATAGTGGCGCCCGCGGTCGCCCGAATTCTCGGGATGATGCGAGTAACCTGCTTGATCCTGCCGAGGTCCACCCGGGCGGTGCCGTCTTGCATCTGACGACCCAGCGGCAGTGCGGAGCGCTCCAGATAGGCGGTCATATCGACGCCACTGAACTGCTCCGTAGAATCAGCCAGGAGAATCTTGGGTGATGTGGCCGCGCTGCGTTGACCTAGCGCCAGGCGGGTGGCTGATGGATTGAACGAGGACTCACCGAACGCGCCGAAGTCAGTATCAAAGGTTCCTGTCTGACCGTCGAATGTTGTTGCTTCAGACCCAGGATCGATAATACCAACCGATCCGCAAACAATATTGTTAAGCTCCCTGACTGTGCATGTATCATGTTCCCAGTTCCAGATGAGCGCGAGACTTGGATAATCGCTTCCGGTCTCAGGGAAGCAGATCCAGACCTCTGATCGGTCCTGATTCAGTAGGACGAACGAGCGCTCATAGCGCGTGCTGGATATCTGGTTATAAAGCCAGCGCCGTGTCTTCCTTGTCAGGACGGACTTTGTTTCCGAGAAGTTGTGCAGGATGACATCGCCATTACCGAACACCAGGTGGCTACCAAAGATTGTCACAACACAGTCTCTTGAAAGCGCGCCCAAGGTTTCGATCTCTTTTCTGAAAGTAAAGATATTCGGCAGGCCCGTGTAGGTCATCCGATAGATCGAATCATCCTTGTAGATGGCCATGTCGTTCTTCAGGGTCAGCGCGTCGATCAGGATGCCCTGGGTCTCGGCCAGCTCGACCTGTGCCGCGAAATAGTTGGTCTTGGTGTAGTCCCAGGTCTTTGGCATGGAGACCGCCGATGCCGGGTGACTCCACCACAGCAGCCGCTTGTTCCTGACCGCATTCTCCGTGATGTCCATGGCGACCGCGAACTCCTTGAACACGCGCATGACGTTACATCTTGGTGCTGCGGTAATGTCAGCCCATGTCGTGCCTGCGGACTGATCATAGTCCAGCTTGGCGACATCATTGGACAGGCTCGGGTTCCAATAAACAGGAATGTCACTGCCATTGTTCAGGATCGCGTAGCCGTTGAGTACGCCACCATTCCAACGCAGATCATCGTTTGTCGTGTAGGTCAGTGATAGCGTGGCGCTTTCCGAGATGTCGGCATGGGTGTCGCCATCTGTGGCATAGATGCGGGTATCCGAGGGATAGACCCAGAGGTACGAGGTTTCCGTCTGCACAGGGAAAAGCGCGAGCGGATTACCCATGACGCTGGCTGAGCCCTCGAAGACTGCTTTATCGCCAAGCATCTTGTTGGCGCGACCGTTGTAGAATCGAACATTACGTGTATCGCTCCAGGCGTTTTGTGGAAGTTGAGTGTCGTCGATATCAGCGATGAAACCGACTTGTCCAGCGGCGTCGATGTCGGTTCGGTTAGGCATCAAATACTACTATGTGGGCGGCATTGTCCACGTTGGTTCCGGCAGAAGCATCATAAGTCCTATAAACAATAGTTGCTGACGTCTTGCTTGAAACTGAAACAAAAACTCCAGTGTTTCCATAATTCGTGCCGAGAACGAGATAATTTGTATCAGGCATTAATGAACTCAAAGTCAGTGCGTATATACCAGTATTGGTTTTGGTAGATGATGCAAAGTTATGAGCATTTACAAGAGTCCCGCTAAGATCCACAAACGCAAAAGCCCGAGCGCCTTTGATTGTGTTTGCTGCGCTTGCGCTCGTCACCCTGGCGTCCAGCGAGGTCAATTGTGCCGACTGAGAGGCATCCTTAACGACGAGCACGATCGCTGTCGAGTTGATTCTGGCATCCAGCGAGGAGTCAGAGCCTGCCATACTAGCTGACAGCGTGTTGATCCGAGTTTCAATGGCCAACGAGGCCGAGGTAATTCTGGCATCCAGCGAGGAGTCAGAGCCTGCCATACTGCCGGATAGCGTGTTAATACGCGTTTCAATGGCCAACGAGGCCGAGGTAATTCTGGCATCGAGAGAGGCCACAGCAGCCGATAGGGAATTGTCTTTAGTGGTAAAAGCCAACGAGGCCGAGGTAATTCTGGCATCCAGCGAGGAGTCAGAGCCTGCCATACTGCCTGACAGCGTATTGATCCGCGTTTCAACAGCAGCCGAGGCAGAGGTCACCCTGGCGTTAAGTGAGACCACCGCAGCCGAGAGTGAGGCCACCGCAGCCGAGGCTGAGTTGAGCTGCGTCTGAACGTTGCTGGCGATACCCGAGAGCTGATTCACCTCGGTATGCGTTACGGTGACAGCACCGGCAAAGTTGGCCAACGTCTGTATCAGGCATTTCTTGATCAGGCGGTGGTGGTCGTCTGATGTGGATCGGTCATCCGTCCCTGCGGGATTGGTGGCAACAAGCTCACTGATCCAGGACGCGCTCTCAAGAGCCATAATCTACTCCTTACAATGTAGCGCCGGACAGTTTGAAGAACCCAGAAGCCGGCACGGTGATATTCGCCTGTGTGCATTGGACGCCGCTGAGCGATCCGGTATTGAGGTCAGACACACAGACCAGCTTGCCATCTACCTGTCGACTGATGACGCAATACTTCGGCGTCATGATCGCTGAGGTGGTAAAGGCGAAGTCTGCTGCATCCATCCGCCAGGTGCCGGAGGAGATCGAAGACCATTCGACACTCGCCAAGACCTGAGTGGCGTAACCGCTTTGAGTGACCTTATCAACCAGTGCGGTACTGGATAGATCGGCGAGGGTGGGTGCGCGGCTTGCAGAGCATAGGTCTGCGATAAAGGTCGCGGTACTGATTCCGCCGCCGTTCTGGCCCAACTCCTGGCGCCACACGTCGAATACATGAAATGAACCGGCTGCCATAATTTAACTCCAGGTTGAAGAGTGATCTGTTTTTGTCACCCAAGTTGATGATTGATCTGTTTTCTGCGTCCAAGCAATGGAAGAATCAGCCTTATTTCTCCAGTAGGTGGTTAATGTCGTGAGTATAGCAGGCGTGTTACCCACAAGCTGAACGTCGCTCGTATTTGGAGCGAAGTTCTGTATCAGCTTGCTTATGAAATTAGGCGAAGCGCCTTCCAGTGTGATCGTGCCTGCATTGGGCGCGAAGACATGACCAGCCGATAGTCCTATTGTCGGGACCTGCCCCTCAAGGAGGAGGGTCCCGGTGACAGGGGAAAACACAACCGGTGCAATGCCGGAGAATACAGGTAGACCGCTATCAAGCGACAGGCTGCCAATCACTGGGCAAAATACGGCCTGATCGAAACGACCAAAGTCTGTATCAAACGATCCAGACTGAGCATCGAAAGACGTATCACACGAAAGGCTCCCAACCGTCGCAGAAAGTACAGGCGTGTTACCCACAAGCTGAACGTCGCTCGTATTTGGAGCGAAGTTCTGTATCAGCTTGCTTATGAAATCAGGCGAAGCGCCTTCCAGTGTGATCGTGCCTGCATTGGGCGCGAAGACATGACCAGCCGATAGTCCTATTGTCGGGACCTGCCCCTCAAGGAGGATGGCTCCGGTGACCGGAGATAACGCAACAGGTAGTACTGTGGCGAAGGCCGCGGACGGCGTCTGCCCCTCAAGCGCAAGCGCTCCATTGACCGGGGTGAATGTTTCTATCGATCCAGCTACATAATCGACATTCCACTCAAGCGCCGAGATTTCCCAGGTCCATCGACCGGATGGAGGGCCTGAGGAGCTGCCGCCGGTGATGTATATTTCGACGGCGCTCCCGTCCGCCGTGTTGAGGTTTGCCGCATCCCAGGAGAAGGTATACGTCGCGAAGGCCGTGGAGGTGACCGAAATCGTGGTTGACTGTAACGATCCGCCCCCGGTTTCTCGAAGCTCAACCGTGACATTTTGCGGCGCGTTCTGGGTCAATCGCAGCCGAAACTTGAAATTCTGAACGCCGGTACCTGTCGTCGGGTTACCGGTCGGAGTAGGGAAAGAAGCCCTTAAATCGGACAGCGCATCGCTTGTTGCGGACAAAAAATCAGAGTCGGACGCTGAAGTATCAGCGTCGTCATCAATATCAGTGTAGGCGCCAGAAAGATTGGTGAGCGCAAAGACAACACCATCTGGATAAAGTACTTCGGTCGCCATGTGCTACCGCTTAGCTTAACTTCCGCAGGCTGAAGAAGTAATCAGACTGTGCGGGGGTAACGCCATTACTGATTCGTACCTCTCCTCGCCACATCATTCAACCCCGTAGAATTTTGCTCTAATCAGTTGACATAGCTCATTTCTCAGATCCTGAATATCAGCCTGTCCTCCATAACGCCTGGAAAGAGCGCCATTGCTAGGCGCGTCACAATAGGCCAGTTCAGCAGCCGCAAGCTCTAGGTCGTTAGCTGCTGTAATTTGATCAATGGCCGCGCCGGAATATCTTTCAATTGTTGAGCAGCCGGAGAGAACAACCACTAGCGGAATAATCAACTTTTTCATGCTCTAAACACCTATCAATGGAACCCAGTTAATGGGTGAGTACACGTCATAGACGCATACCCACCACAACCAGCCTACGCTGGGATCAATCGTCGCCAGTGCAGATAACATAAATCACTTTACCAGACTGGTCCTTCACTACCTCGTAGTTTTCGCAGGCATTGACAGGTACAACAATCCCAATGACATCCCCGGTATCCGGGTCAATCAAAGGCCGACTCTGCTGGACCTGGCCTCCGTCCGCATGGGACAGCGAAACAGTACCAGCAAGGGACATTCCAACGATAGATAAAACTAATTGCTTCAGGTGTTTCATATGTTTCTCCTATTGTGTTACGTAATCGGTTCGGCTTTTCTCTATTCTTACCTCAATCCGCTCAATTGACCCTCTTGCTTCCACAATGGCCTGCGCCAAGGTCCTGACCTCCTTCTCTAAATCTAGCAGTCTTCTATCTCGTTCATTGCCATCATTGACGTTGTGCTTGCAGGTTCGCTTGACTTCGGTGACAGCATCTCGAAATAGCTCACCATCGATGGGTGCCAGAATCCCAATGTGCTTATTAGTAGTATCCCTAAGACCAATGAGCCCATAAAGGACGCCAACGAAGACGGCAGTAAAAATCGAAGGTAAGATTTTCTCAAAGAATTTTTCCACATCGCCCTTTCCTGTCGTTAGAACCATTTAACCGAGCGGCCCGTCTGCAGCCGGCGGCGGTGCCGTTTCAATAAGGTATTGTATTGCTCCGCTTCCATCTCCTTGGCTTCGTTCGAGGCCTCGGTGTCATGGAGGATATTCTTGTAGATCATCCTGTCTGCGCGATAGCGTATCAAGTCATCAGCCTCAGTGAACCAGGACGAGGTATAGGCCGGTGTCGCGGTCACCTCACTGAGATTGCGCTTGTAGTACAGGCTGAGCGTGTAAGTCTGATCGGGGTATGGGTAGAGCTGGATCTGATCGTCGAAGATCGTATAGAACTTGGGGTGACTGGTATGGTCGGTATCGGTGCGCTCCAGTATCCATTCCAGCGGTTTGGGTGTCAGCGCCCAGGTGTCGGAATTGGTGGGGTCAAGGATCGTGAGGGTTTCGCGTGAATCAAAGTCACTAGGCAACTGATAGAGGTCGGATGATGTAAAGACCGTGGTCTGCGCGCGCTCCTCCTGGAACCACATGGCCTCGCGGTTGTTGTAGAACTTGACTGCATCCTTGATCGCCTGCTGGACGTTCGCGGTCTGATCGGTTTTGTCGATATCCTCGATGCAAAGCGACTGAACAGCGGAAAAATTGGACATGGCTGGCTCCGGAGTTGATTGACTCCATTATAGCCAGCCAATGTGGTCAAAACTATTTCAGCCACGCAGCAGAGCGGTTCTGTCTACTACGTTCGTAGTATCCCAAAACAACTGGAACCACTCATTGGCGAACTCGGCGTTTTCATAGCCAGAGAACCACGGCCCTCCATTTGTCCAGTGGGCCAGTCTTGCCTTGGGGTTTGGCTCATACTCACCGACCAGGTGGTTCCATTCCAGCGGAATGCCGCCCACCTCGTCAGTCCAGCTCATGCGGTGGAGATCGGCGGGGGCGGCTGACTCCACATATTCCTTGGTCAAGTTCCTGCATTTGGCGTTGTTGAACACCATCAGGCTGGACCAGTTCTTTCTGGGATATGCCTCCTGTTTGTTCCCGAGGTACTTGGTGGTCTGCTTGGGCGTATAGTCATGCTTGACACAGCACACAGGCTTGCTGAGATCGCAGTGCATCAGCAACCCCTGGATATCGCAGCGTAGCATCATGTCGCAGTCCATGTAGATCGAGACCCCCTGGTAGCCAGACAGGAAAGGAACCAGGAAGCGTGAGTAGGTGAACTCGTTCGACTGCTCCTGTGCCTTGGGGCGATCGAACATGGGCAGCATCGACAGTTTGAGCGGCGTTATTGCGACCGGGTGGCGTGTGTGTTTTATGATCGACTGCACCAGGACGTGATAGGCCAGGGACTCGATCTCGTCGTAACCAATGAAGATTCTAAGCATAATTACTGTTTGGGCTGTAGGACGCAGAGAAACTGGGCTCCGCTGGTCTTGTTGTAGGAGATCAGTTCGAACCGATCGGTCAATTCGAACAGCCACTCGATCGGCTCTTTAATGTTGATATGTGCATTGCGCCCGTCCTGGAGTTCCTTGACGGCAAGACCTGTGTTGACTGTGAGGATCAGCGTGCGCTTGGTTACGCGAACCAGGTCATCCAGAAACGCATTGGTGAACTCCGGCTCGACATGCTCGGCCACATCGGTGCAAACCACTACATCATGGGGCTCGGGCTCGGCTGACCATTTTTCGATCGCCGGGTCGTAGTTCGTGACATCAGCCATCGGCAGCGCCATGGCAAGCCCACCCTTGCCGCAGCCATAATCAAGTATGTCATTGGTGTTGAGAGATTTGCACATTTCGATGATCATCTGCGCAAATGGTCTCCATGAACCAGCGCCATAGTCTGGCCGCTCCTCGTGGAGCTGCGTGTTCAGTTTTCGGTATTCTTCGGAAATGGTATTCATTTCAGTTTCTCTCTCAGGTCATTGGCCAGCCGCTCGATGACGGGCGCCCAGGTTTTGTTTTCGCCGGCCCGGTATTGGATTACGCTGTCATACCACAGCATCTTGTTGTCTGGTGACCAGTAGCGCCAGGCGCAACCCTTTGGCGTCATCGTCCACAGCGGGCAGCCCAGGGCGCCGGCCAAGTGGACCAGGGAAGTATTCACGGCAATGGTCTGGTACATGTTGGCCAGGAGCCCCGCGGTCAGCATGTAGTCCGTATTGCCGCAGATCACGTCTGGCCAGTGGTGTATCCGTATCCCGTGTTTACGCTCGAACTGCCTGACCTCCATCTCAGCGTCCTTTGTGTACTGGAAAGAGACCAGCTTGGCGCCTGACTCATGAGCTGCCCGGATCACCGGCAGCAGGTCCTCCAGCGGCATGGAGCGCAGGTCCTTGCGTGTCTTCTTGTAGCCACCCTTCCAGGCGATGCCCACGTAAGGCCCATCACCCGCTCGCTGCTGGAGGCGTGCGCGCATCTGCGCCTCAATAGCTGGGTCGACCACCAGGTAGGGCTTCCGAGGAAAATCAGCAGGCTTCCTGCGCCAATATTTTGGCAGATCACCGATTGGGATCTTAACGTCGAACGGCTCCTCCCAGTCGAGAACGATATCTTTCCTCGTGGGGTAGACGGTGACATACGGGAATGAGCGTTTCACCAGCGACTCGAGTCTGGGGTGGCACTCGTAGATCACTGACCCGCTATTGTTGACCAGATAATCCAGCACCGACAGATACATGATTTCATCGCCCAGGCCCTGCTCGCCATAGGTGAGTACCACCTTGTCCTGATCGGTCTCTGGGTTGTAGTAGGGGATCGACCGCCAGCGCTCCATCCGCTCCCCGGTATGCACGCCCGCTGCGTAGGCCTCGAATCCTTCCTCGAGGCGCCCGCATTCCAGCAGCAGCAGCGCTCGATTCCAGCCAGCATTGACGTGATCCGGTTTCAGCGCGAGGGCCTTTTCGGCATATTCCAGGCCCAGCTCCGGGTTGCCCTCGTTCACGTACAGGGTGGATAGGTTGCTCCAGAGGTCAGGGTCATCCGGCTTGCGCTGCGCGCCCTCGAGGAAAACCTCCTTGGCCTTGTCGACATGGTGCTCCATGCGCAGCAGGGTACCGAGGTTGTTCAGGATAGCGGTCTCATCAGGGTTCAGGCTTAGGGCCCGGTATAGAAACGCCATGGCTGTGACGGTGTTGTTTCGCTGCCCCTCGATACTGGCCAGGTTGAACCAGGGAAACCAGTCGTCTGGGTTCTGGCCTGCCGCGGCCTTGAACATCTGCTCGGCTCGCTTGAGATCGCCGGCCTTCAGTGTTTCAGCCGCTTCTTGCATGGTGAAGTGCTCTAACATCAAACCTCCCAGGGATCGCAAATTTCAGACTTCATCCGCCGGCGCTCTGCGATTCTGCCGAGGTTACGACGAACCTTTTCCCGCTTGCTAGCATCAGCCGCGATCGGCTTCTGGTAAGTGCCCTCAACATACTTCTCGCGCCTGGTGTTGATGGTCAGTTCGACGGAATGCTTTGGTCTTGCCATAACAGCACCTCATGATAATTAGACCCCCGATGTCCGTTCGTGTGTGGTGCTCGGGGGAACACACCAGCGCAGGCCAACCAGCCTATTTGTTTAACCGATCAATAATCAGATTCGCTGCGCTCACGAATTATTTCCGTGTTATACGTCCCACTTGCGTTCAATCACTGTGGCGCTATTTGCTATCAGCTCATCCAGCATCGCTAAACCATCTAAGTGCATCCGTTCCCGGCTACCGATAAACTTCCGGCATACTTGTAGTTCTTGCAGCAGGTCGCTGGCTAAATCATACAATTCCTGTTTGTCATGCAGCCGTTCAAACTTCCAACGTTCCCAATATTCCGGTTTCATGCAGGGGCATCCAGGCGCACCTTGGCAATCAACTTCTCGGCAAACTATCTTCTTTCTCATGTGTAAACTTTCCATACCGGTCTGTTTTCTTTACATATCCTCAGATAAACTATCACAGGAATTACAGTGTCTTACGCATAACAAGTCAGTCGTGTGGACTCGCTGCGCTCGCCGCACACTTCAAACGTTAAACCTTATCCAGCACATCAATGATCGCCTGAACCTGATCTGTCATGATGTTGGTCTTCTTTCTCTGCATGACACGATCCAGCCAGGACTTGGAGACACCGGCACGCTCGCACAGCTCACGCCGACTCAGCCCGCTTGCGTTGATCCGATCGATCATGATTTCAACAATTCGTTTTCTTGCCATACCAGTCGCCCTAAGTGATCACGTTTGTAGTATAATACAGACATACCACCCGCGCATCCAAAAGGAGGACAATTATGCCATTAGTAACGATTGATGGTCATGTGTACGTGCCGCGCGCCAATAATAAGTATGCTGGCCAATCTAAGACACTTGGAGAAGCGTTCAAAGAATGCCGAGAGAAAAGCGGCATGAGCCTTAGTAAAGCTGCCGACAGGGCAGGCATATCAAAGAGTCACCTATGGGCAATAGAGAAAAACGAGACGGAACCATCGCTTTGGATTGCATACTCGGTTGTTCGCCTGTATGGGGTTGATTTAAACGCATTGGCCGGATTACCAAGAGCATAACAGGAGGACAACATGGAAATCCTATACATACTGGTCGGTATCTATATCGGGCTGGCGATTGCAGCCGCAGCAGTCAACAGGGGCGGTTGATCCAGATCAATTAAAAACCCCAGACAAGAGAAAGCCCCTTGCAGATTTCTCCGTAAGGGGCTATAAAGTGGGTCACCGTTGGTGTAGCAGCACCTCGCGGTTGAATCTAGGCAAAACAGGGATAAATAGACTCAGACCGCTCTCAGCGACTGATCTAAGTTTAATCCCCTCCTAGCTTCTCCGCAAGTCAAACACCAATGGTCAGTCCGATGCACTGAGAGTTCGTGCACGTTGAAATCCGTGGCCCATCAGAAAAGAGCAAAGACAATCTGCAGCATAGCCAGGAAATGACCCCGGCCTGAAAGTAAACGCTTGCTAAAGAGATGCCGCAAGGACGCGCCAATGGTTGCACTGTGACCATGGGGACCGAACTTCCCGAACACATGGAGCGCAATAAGCTGACTGCAGTATACCGTCACAAATAATCCCCATCTCGAACGGGGTCTATGACCTGATATTGCCTGGAGAAAATAATGCAAACGAAAATTTCCGACTGCAGATCCTGCATCTACCTGAAACAGCGGCTCAATCTGAAAACAGGCCTACCCAGAATTCATGATTGCGATGTCCCGGAGCGTGTTGGTGATCGAAAGAGTGTGGATGGGTACTGTGTTTACTACATCAGGGAGCCTGGAACAGATGATTATATTGGGGTTGATAATAATTAATAAAAGTTTATAATAGATATTAATGTAAACGTAACCAATGGGATACATATGATAGTCTCAATATCAATTGATAAAGATCTAGTAGATCGATGCAAGAAAGCAGCAAGTGACGATAGAAGGACGTTTTCAAACTGGGCTTGTCTGGCGCTGAAAGAAAAGTTGTCCGCTGGGCGGGCAGTGGTTGAGGTGAAGGAAAAAAAACCGAAGAAAATCTTCACTCCGCCCACCATCGAAGCGGTGTCAGAGTATTGCAGCAATAGAGGCTCAGGTGTGGATGCAAGGAAGTGGTATGACTTTTACCAATCTAAGGGCTGGATGGTCGGAAAGAATAAGATGAAAGACTGGAAGGCAGCTGTAAGAACCTGGGAGCGAAAAAGTGAAACACATAAAACAGCATCTGGAAACCATCAGCGAATCGACCACAATAGCCACAGCTGGGATATCCCGGAATGATAGTCTGCCTGAGGCGGCTAAGGACTACATAAACCGGATATTTGAAAGAATGATCGTGATCTGCCCGGCGTGGAAAGCATCGGTTGACGGCGATTCAACTGAATGGGCAGACAGGTACAAGTCAGAGCTGTCTGCCGTGCTCAAAGAGTCTGGCGTCAGGTCTGGCGAGTTGATTAAATCAGGCCTGTCGAACATGCGAAAAGCGGGGAGTCCTTTTCTTCCATCCCCGGGTCAGTTTGCTAAATACTGCATGGGGACCACTGACTCAGGCCTGACGCATAGGACGGCAGCGTATACAAACAAATTCTGGAACAGAAAACAGTTATGCCATAAGCGAAGCGCAGAAGACAAAGCGCGTTCTCTAAAAAATATCAGAGAATTGCGTACAAAACTTGAGAACAAGTGAGAGGTGAGTCATGGGCGACGGACATTACAGAATGACCAGTAAGCATTTCATGGTGGGTCTACACCCTGAGATCAACCTGGAGATCATCGAGAATCCAGAACAGGAAGGCTCGAACGCAAAGTATTATGTGGCTTGTGGTTGTGGCTGGAAGGGACCGATGTCGAAGAACCGAATCACGGCCAAGTGGAAGGAGAGTATTACCTGGTGCCGAAACTGTAAGCCGCGCAAGCCGAAGAAGCCGGTGGTGCCGCCTGAGGTCGTGAGGGCCAACGAAATCATGGCTCAGGTCAATGCGGTATTTAAGCCGTCCGTACTCCTTAAGGGTAAGCCGTACTATTGGGGAAATCAGGGTTGTAATTAGTACGAACGTGATATAGTATTATCCATAACGACCCATGTTCAGCGTCTACAGGTCCGCTGAAACGACGTGTTATACGTTTTTAGGAGATATGAAATGACTGATATTTATGTGATTGTTGCAGACAACGACCAGCCCCACAGAATGCCAAACAGAGAAGAGCCATTTTATGACGATGGCGGCCCATTGGTTTTTGAGCAATACACAAAGACTGCTGATTTAGAAAATATTAAGAGGCGTATCGCGCAGCTTGCAGGCAAGTATGGTAAATGCCGTATAGCGAGATTGGATTTTGTTGACGTATAACGCCGGTTTAACCGGCATGGAGCGAAGCGGAGGCAATTATGCTCACAGCGAACGACATGCAGCCTGGTGATTTGATCGAGTTCGTCAGTGATAAACAAACGGATAAAGGCCCCTGCTCGGGACGGTGTATCTCGAACGACGGGGTAAATGTGACACTGAAATATTCTGATATTGTGTCCATATATCGGATTGAGGAACTGATTGTCAACTATTGTACAAACAGGACCAAATTTAATAACGCATTCTGGGCGTTGGCATAGCGTCATAACAGGCAATATACGTCAAACTGACGATAACCCCGTATAAGCGCATAAATTACGTCGAAGAGGTGAGTATGGATTTTGCATTATTTGGTGCTGGCTACATAGTCGGCCTCGCTATGGCGCTATTGATCTTTGCGTTCATGAAGGGAACAAGTCTTGGTCGGCCTCGCTGCAAGCTGCCGCCACAACAAACCAGCCCGCTTTTCGATGGATCTGCCCTGGTCGATACAGAAAAGAATATCGAGGACATGGAGCGATTGGTCTCCAAGCTGAGACTGGCGCGCATGGATGAATTAGTCGCTCGGTACGGCAATCCTGGGTGTATGCCAAGCAACATTCAAACTCTCTATGACAATCTGCACGATGAGCAGATTGAATACGAGGCGCGCTATGAAAACGCTTCGTGAAAGCGCGAAAGGCCAGGTCTGTCTGGTCAGGATTCCAGGGGTTTGTACGCACGACTCTGAGACCACGGTCCTCGCTCACCTCAATGGCGGCGGCATGGGCATGAAGCAACCTGATATCTTCGGCTGCTTTGCCTGTAACAACTGCCACTCCGCAATTGATCGCAGATTCAAGACCGACTACACGCCAGAACAACTACTCTTGTTCCACTATCACGCCGTACACCGCACACAGCGGTGGTGGTTGGAAAATGGGTACATAGAGATACCAGGAGGCTAAGGTGGAAAAATTAAGCGACAAAGTTATAGAACGAATCAGGGATGAATCGCTGACATACGAGGAGCTGCAGCAATGGGCTGTAGAGAATTACAGCAATACTTTCAGGATGATCCAGTTGGATTGCAGCATACAGACCGCAATCGACAGCGGAAAGGTCGTGTACGACGCCGATTATAAATATCGAGCGATAGGATGAACGTACATCAGAACTCTGCTATGATTTTCCCAACGTCATGGGGGTGGCTCCTCACCTCAGTCAACCGAACCGGTCTCCTCCGCCGGTCCTCCATGGCGTTTTTTATTCCCTCGCGAGTAGACAATTATGCCCTGGTATCCCGCATCAGGCTGTACTCTTGAGTATCCCACTGCGCTACACGCTAAGATCGCACGCAGCGACGGCAAGGTGAGCCGCGACGATGCCCTCTCTTTCCTAAATGAAACCCAGCGAATATACAGAGAGGCAATCAACATGGACGTAATTATTCGTGAGCTGCAGGCGGAAAACCTACGACTAAAGTATGAGAACGAGTTCATGCTGAGACTGATCAACGAACGCGATGCCTAAAGTTAGGACAGCGGCGAAGAAAGACGACAACCACTCAGAGATAGTGAAGACCTTCGAGCGTCTCGGCTGGTCAGTCCTGGATATATCTCAGATCCCAAACACCGCGGACATCTTGATAGCAAACGGCAGTCGGTATTGCGTGGTCGAGATCAAAGACGGGAACAAGCCACCATCAAAGCGGAAGCTGACCGAGGGTGAGAAGCGGTTCATGGAAGAATGGCGAGGCATATGGGGACTTGTTGAGTCCGTTGATGATGCCATCGATCTCTCACGGCTTTTGCGTAACTAGGAGGCAAACATGCCAAGTTTTTCTAAACGATCAAGCAACAACCTGGATTCATGTGACTGGGACCTGCAGCGGCTATTTCGCCGTGTTGTGAAAAAGTTTGACTGCACAGTGATCGTAGGCCACAGGACCGAGGAGGCTCAAGACGAAGCCTTCCGCACCGGTCACAGCAAGAAAGAGTGGCCTGACAGCAAGCACAATACACATCCGTCGATCGCAGTTGACGTGGCGCCATACCCGATCGACTGGAATGACCGAGAGCGGTTTAGCCTCTTTGCCGGCTATGTCCTCGGCGTTGCTTCAGAGATGGGTATCAACATTCGCTGGGGCGGTGACTGGGACAGAGACACGCAGGTGAAAGACAACACCTTCGATGACCTAGTGCATTTCGAGATAGTGAAAAACCAATGAAACAAGTTGAGACCAGAATCTGGAACGTAGCGGTCCGCCAGAGCATTGTCGAGCGCGTGAAGAGCCTCCCGGACGATGGATCGGTCGTGGTGATCATCAAGAAAGCCGAGGAAAGCCGCTCAATAGCCCAGAACCGGCTTATGTGGCGGTGGTTCGGTGAGATAGCTGAGGAGACCGGCTATACAAAGCAAGATGTCCATGACATTTTTTGCTCCCAAATTCTTGGGACTAAGGTGGTCAGACGGTTCGACGGTATGGAGGTCGAAGTGATCAATGGGACGCGGGAACTGAAGGTCCGTGAGATGGCTGACTTCCTGACCCAGGTCGAAGCCATGGCGACCAATATGGGCTGGTACTTGAGCCATCCTGAAGACAGCTATTACAAGGCCATGGGGTTGATATAAATCAATTGCAATATATCACGAACGTGCTACACTATGCACAAGTTAGAGAGGTGAGGCATGAGCGGATACACACAAGAGTACGCACACTGGATCAAAGACGGTCTCGCCTGGCGATTGATGTCAGACGGCCACGATGATTTCTGGGTCGAATCTCGCGAGGTTGAGGGCTGGATGCACTACAAAGACCTCAGTATCGAAGAGGCTGATGACCTGATCGAATCACTGCAAGAATCGGCTTAAAGCCAGCGGTTAGTCACTGCCCGATCCAGCCGAGTCGAGTGGTGCATGGATGCAATCATGTACTGGAACAACGAACCACAAAAGCCCGTCGACCCCTGGGATGACACTCCAGGCGGTGTCAGGCCGATTGATCACAGCAGAAAATTCTATCCATGAGGTGAGATATGCACACACTTGAAGAATGGCAAGCTATTGAATGGCTTAACGGACTGCCGGAAGACACCAAGGGGCAAGTTATTGATCTTGCCATTGAGCGAAAGAAAGAGACGCACGAACTGCTGCCAACCTGCATCGCCTGGGTGAAGGAAAACCGGGGCTATGAGATCGAGGCCTGCCTGGAGGCGAGAACATGATGACTCTCTCTCAAATACAAGCGGTACTCAAGGTTCCTAAGAATCAGACCAACAAGTTTGGCGGGTATAGATACCGATCATGCGAGGATATTGTGGAGGAGGCCAAGCCCCTCCTTCGGGAAGCTGGTATGTCGTTGTTGCTGTCGGACAAGATCATCTCGGTCGGGGACAGAATCTATGTCGAAGCAACCGCCACCCTGCTCCACGATGACGGTAAGGTGGTGGCCGAGACCACCGCCAGCGCCCGTGAGCCGCAGATCAAAAAGGGCATGGACGAGGCCCAGATCACGGGAGCCACCTCGAGCTATGCGCGCAAGTATGCGCTTAATGGCCTGTTCGCCATCGATGACACCAAAGACGCGGACGCCCAAGAGCCCCGCGGTGAGCCGTACACTGGCAGCAAGAGACCTGCACAGCCACGACCGGCCCAGCCCGAATATAACGCGACAGAACCCGGGCGCAGGACACCACCGCCTCGGCAGGATGCACAGGATACCGAAGAGCAAACAGACCCCATAATTAAACGCCTCTATGACGCGCCTGACCTGGTTTCGCTCAAATTCCAGTGGGATCTGCTCGGCAAGGATCAGAAGCGGCAATCCGAGTACCTGCAAGCCAAAGAAACGAGAAAGGCACAACTGGAGAGAAAACGATGAGCAACGCAACATTTCAAATAGCAAGTGAATCAGGCCACTGGTACGAAAAAGACGGAACGCCTGCCTATACGCAACCTAATAAGTCAAAGCCTGGAAAAATGCGTCCGACGACGTTACGCGATGCCCGCAAGCTCGGCCTCGTGCCGTCTGTCACCAGTATTCTCAAGATGGCTGCAAAGCCTATGCTTGAGAGATGGAAACTCAATCAGCTCATGCTCGCTGCGCTGACACTTCCTGCAGTCGAAGGCGAGTCTGTAAGCGAGTATGAGGCTAGGCTGTGGGAAGATGCGAACGCTCAATCAAAGGCCGCTCGAGAAGCAGGTACGCAGATACATGGCTATATAGAGGCGGCTTTTCAGGGAAAAACAGTACCAAATGAAGGTATGCCGTGGGTGCATGCTGTTGAGACAGCGCTGCTCGAGGCATTCGGAGAACAGGAATGGATAGCTGAAAAGTCTTTTGCGTCTGAGCTTGGTTTCGGAGGAAAGATAGACCTGCAGTCGCCAGGTGTCATTGTAGACTACAAAACTAAAGACTTGGCAAAAATGGATATGAAGAATCCTATGTCATACGACAATAACAAAATGCAGTTATCGGCTTACCGGAAAGGTCTCGGCCAGCATGACGCAAAAATCGCGAATTTGTATATCAGTCGTGAGCTGCAGGAAGACGGGATGCCGCTTGTAAAGATCGAGGTGCATGACCAGGACTATTGGCCGCATTTCGAATGCCTGCTAAATTTCTGGAAACTGTCAAAATGTTTATAAGAGACTTCTAATAGAAATTCACAACTGGAGAGACAACAATGAGCGATTTAATCAAACTGGAAGACATCAATGCGGCAGTCCTGTTCAATTCCGACGAAGAGGTGAATCAGATCATCATGCGGATCGAGGACGCCGCTAGCTCCGTGGTCGGTGACGTGGGGACCGTCAAGGGGCGCAAGGAAATCGCCTCTGTCGCCGCCAAGGTGGCGCGCAGCAAGACCTATATCGACGGACTGGGTAAGGGCCTGGTGGCCGATATCAAGGCCAAAGTTAAGGAGGTAGATAGCCGAAGGAAGGCGATCAGGGATAGCTTGGATGATATCAAGGAGAAGGTCAGGTCACCTCTGACTGAGTATGAAAATGCCGAGCGTGACAGGATCGCCAGGCATGCAGATAACCTGGCCATACTGCGCACGGTCCTGGAATATATTCCCTACCAGAACACGGTCGATAATCTCAACAGTGTGGTGGATAAGGCCAAACCACTGCAGGATGTTGATTTCGAGGAGTACCAGGAAGAGGCCCATAAACTGTTCAACCAGATCGCTGTCGAGTCTGACCGGCGCCGGGAGTCCATCGAGGAGACCGAGCGGCTGGCAGCTGAGAACGCCAGACTGAAACGGGAGGCCGAAGCGCGTGAGCGTGAGGAGCGTGAGAGACGCATCGCAGAAGAGGCCAGGAGAGAAGCTGAGGAGCGCACGCGCATTGCGGAAGCGGCCAAACTGGAGGCAGAACGCCAAGCGCTGGAGGTTGAGCGGCGCAGGCTACAGGAAGCAGCGGATGCCAGTGCGCGGCAGGCAGAGGAGGCACGCCAAGCTGAGATCAGAGCCGAGCAGGCCAGAGAGCAGGAGCGCGTCCGCCAGGAAGAAGAAAAGGCCGAGCAGGAGCGCATCAAGCGCGAGCGGGAGGAGGACCAGAAACACAGGGCTGCGGTCCATGAGCGTATCATCTCGCAGTTGTCAGTTCATAATGGTGTGACAAAAGTTGCAGCCACCTGCGTGGTGGAGCTGGTCGAGGCCGGACAGATAGAAGGATTGAAGATTATCTACTAGGAGACTGACATGTGCCGCAGAGAGAAAATGATCGCACTGGTCGCCATGGCGGTTGGCGTGTTGATACTGTTCGCGCTACCGACCGCAGAGTCTGACGAGCTGCAGATTAGCATCGGGTCAAGGCATTACAACAAGGACGAAGACCTGACCTACAACGAGACCAACCCGGGCCTGTTTTACGCACACAGCATCTCTGACCATTGGTCGATCGTTGGTGGAGCCTACCGCAACACGTATGAGGAGACCTCCTTCATCATTGGCGGAGAGGTCAGAAGTAGCGAGTGGAGAGGGCTGTCGGTGGGTGGTCAGCTGGGAATAGCGACGGGCTACGATGAACTGACCGATCAGACCATCTCCCCTATGGGAACGCTGTTCGGCCAGTATCAGTTGACGGACTGCGTCAGTCTTAGGCTGTCAGTCATCCCCAACAACGAAGGCGCCGCGGGTCTGTCGGTCGTTATTGAGCGGCTTCGTTAGGCATTGGAGGTTGATATGTATGACATCCCAGAATCCACCGAAGAGCTTTTTGATAACGGTGAGCGCAGCTACAGCATTACAGACCCAGCACAAAGTGGGGACAACATTTTCGCTATGACCCTATTCCTTGACTGTGTAGGAGTTCCCACCGAAATGGTGGAGCGCGACGACGGAACACAGGTAACGCTGTACGACGGAAAGCGCCGGATCATAATCGATAGCGGCGGACTTGGTGATTTCCATTTGCACGGCTATGACGTAACGGTTTTGGAGGCCTAACGGATTAGTTAAGGCGCGCCACGATGAAGCCAGATAAAGCCACCGCGACGCGAAGCGTCGCCTTGACCGATTTATTATGCGGCACGTTGCGCGAGCATATTTCCCCAGACTGGAAGAACGGAATAGACCGAATTGAATACAAAATATTTGACCTGGCCGCACCGCATTGCAACAAGGCGCAACCCTACCTGGATGTACGCGGGCAGACCAGATACCGTTGCCGACATGATGCGAGTGCCGCATAACGGCTGGCATAACCGGATAAGAATGATGAGAGAAGCGAAGAATGAGGCGTCAGAGTTGATGCCGTTGTTAGCCTGCCCATTTTGTGGCGGGACTGTAGCGCTGGAAGAGGCGGAGTCAACAATAGACCCGATATACGGGAAACGAAGATGGTGGGGTGTTGTTTGCCGGAACACGATAAACAGGGGCGGAACGTGTGCCATTCAACAAGTACCATCAGCCAGCAAAGAGGCCGCTATTGATAGGTGGAACATGCGGAACGGTAAGGCTAGATAACGATGAAACACAGGGGATCGAGCGATAGCGAGATCCCCGCTGATGTGCCTGGTTACATGGCGCATCAGAACAGAGCAGAGGGCTAAACGTACACCGCCCAGCATGAGCCAGCCCTAGTAGGCACGGCAAGCAACAGTGTGAATAACGAGTGCGTGACAGCCGGAGAGACGGCACTGAATACACGAATGGAGCGGGCAAGTTTTGAAGGCCTTGAGCTACTTGGTAACCCGGCATCGGATCGGCGAACCGCTCCAAATATGACTGCCACCCCGAGACGGCTAAGGGTGGAGGAAGAAAGAGCGGGGGCGCGCTGCCGACGTTAGGCGCGCCATGTAACGCCAATTTAACCGGAGAACGAAATGAGCGCAGCGAATGAAGTGAATCCGGTTGATGTGCTGGTTAGCCAGCACTTCAACCAACTTAGCCCAGCCCAAGCAGAGCGCCTGGCGCTACTACTGGAGGAGCTTGGAGAAGCACAGCAGGCGATCGGCAAGATACTGCGACACGGATATGAAAGCACACACCCGAACAGGCCAAGCGGCCCTACAAATAGACAGGCACTTGTCCGCGAAATTGGCGATGTGCAACTAGCACTAGAATTGATGCTGAATGCCGGTGACTTCGAAGAAGACGACATCGAAAACAGGGTGATGGAAAAAATGACTGCTGTTCATTCGTACCTACATCACCAAGCTGGCTAACGCTTGGCTTAACCAGGCCGAGCGAAGCGAGGATCTGAGTTAAAGCCATTGTTATATTTTATTTTTATGGAGTCAGATATGAGCAAAAAAATGTATGTCCTACAGCACAAAAGCGGGCAATACTTCAAAGAGCAAAACCTATATCTTGGCTCTGCCATTTTAACCGGTGATATAGATTCAGCCGCGCAAATGCCACTGGAAGATGCGGAAAATAAATACAGCTGCATGAATGAAAAAAATGATTGGAAGATATTCAGAGCTGTGCTCGGGATTCGCCTAGGTAGCGAGAGCGATAGACACCTAAAAGCTGCCAGAAAAGCAGAACTCGAAAAAGAACTGGCGGCGATTGGTGAAATATAACGGCAAAGCTGTGCGGACGTAGCGCAGCGGAGTTCCGAACTAGCGATTTGTTATAAATTTTTAAAGGTGACGACAATGAGTTTATGTAGTTGTGATACAGTCGAATTTGAATGGACATGGTGGAAGCATGGAGAACCAAAGCCTTTTGATTTAAAGCGAAGACAGCGTTGCCTTAACTGCAAACAGTTAATTGATATAGGCGCAGAGTGTCAAGAAATTGCGCGTTGCGGGTATGACGAAAATGGTGATGAAAAAGATTTAGCATCTAAATATCTTTGCGAAGAATGCAATGATTTATCTATGGCTATTGAAGAACTGAATGGCTGTTATACGCTCGGTGGCTTGTCGCTGAAAGAGCAAATACGTGAAGCAAACGACGACTTATAACGACCGCCATCAGGCGTGGCGCTTTTTGCCATCGCCTGGATGTGCTGGTTATGCACAGAGGAGTTTGACATGGGTGACATGGGTGAAATTTTCAACGCAATGAAGCAAGAGAGTAAGGAACGGCGAGAAAGGAACAGGAATAGTTCTGCTGCTTTGCTGCAAGGAAAAGGCATACCGTTTGAGAGCAAGAACGGCGGCGCTCATTTAATCGTTACTGGTAAAGATTGGCTGATAGATTTTTGGCCTGGAACTGGCAAATATATCGCCAGGAACGGCAAGCGTGGAAGAGGCGTACATAACCTAATGAGGCTATGTGCATAACAGGTGATTATGTGGCCGGCTGTATATTCCGATATACGTGCCAGCCACATAATTAACCAACCAATCTATTAATGTATTTGTTTTGATAGGTATTTGTCAGTTATCTACCACAAGAACGGTATCGTCGCGGTCTCAGTCTTCTTCTGCCTTGACTAGACAGATATTTGTCCAGCCGATAGGCGGCCAGCAATCGCATAACCGGTCTCGGGGTTTTGTATCGGCCCCGTGACCACTGCTTTACAGAGTCAACCGGTGTTCTGGTGATTCGGGCCGCCTTCTCAATGGTCAGCCCGAGTCTGCTCAGGTGGAACCGTAGGCTCACAGCAGCCCTCCCTCTGCGAATGAATAGGCATCTCGGCCCACGATGATGTGATCCAGCACCCGCACATCGATCAGCGCCAGCGCATCCTTCAGCCTGGCCGTAATCGCTCTGTCAGCATTCGATGGCGAAGTGTCACCGGAGGGGTGGTTGTGGCATAATATGACGGCATTGGCGTTCGCCTCGAGTGCGGCTTTCACGATGATCCTGGGATGTACCGAGGCGCTGTCCACGGTCCCTGAAAATAGCACAGTCGGCCTACCCAGCACACGATTCTGATTATCCAGGAACAACACCGCGAAATGCTCACGCTCTTTATCAGCCAGGTTCAGCCGTAAGTAGTCTTTGGATGCCTGCGGCGATGTAATCGCGGTTCCAGGCTCACCCATGCGGCGATTCAGTATCTCGATGGCCTGCTGGATGATCTGGTCTTCAGCTTCCTTGGAGAGGCCCTGGAAGCAATCACGCTGGACTACTCTATTCAATGGAGGAAGGACTTGGTAGGCGGGATGGTCTTCTGTTCTGATTTCGTTCATGATTCACCTCGGTTGTTTGTTTCCTGGGGTTCCAGGCTGATGCCCCCTCGGAAAGTGGCATGGGTCTGGATTATCCTCTGCAGTGCCAGCGCTGGGCATTGCCCGTATAGTCTGTCTGGCACCCGTGCCACTTTTCCGCACCACAATGCCGCCATGACTTCATATACTCTTGTTGGTGGCAAAACAAAGCGCTTTCATAGGTTTTAGCGCCTCCATCCTGTAGTTTATCGAGCGCCCATTTGTTGAGATTGAGCGCTATGTATTCGCTGAATTCACCGTACTGTTTCATGGTTCACCTCTGTTGTTTACTGTGATTTCATTGTAGGTGGTGAATCGCCACTATGCAAGGGTTTTAATTGATCTAGGTCAATAAATGTTTGGTCAGAGATTTAGCACAATAGTGCTACCATAGTACGTATGGCTGGAAAAGTACGATACGACATAGCACCTCAAATCCGAAAAGCTTTTATGGAGGCTTTGAAGATCATCGAGGACCAAGACGGTCTCACGTTTCCGGAGATCATGGCCGAGTGCATCCGTAAGAATCCCCTGAACACACTTCAGGCTGTCGCGAGATTTGCCCCGAGGGAGAAAGAGGTACGTGGAACAATCGACCACACACACAAGCACAGTATTGATACCGCAGCAACAGTACAAGCCGCTGCTGCTATCGTTGGGCAAGCTCTCGGACAGCTCGAGAGTCAGCGCGGTACGACACTTGTGCAGGACCAACCTATACTTCTTGATCAGGTACGTACTGAACAGGAGTGATTTCGACCACCCATGGCTGTATGAGCGCTGCAACGAGTATCAGGAGGCGCCATTCGGCTACCTGGACCTGTGGGCTCGTGAGCACCGAAAGAGCACAATCATCACCTATGCACACAGTCTATTCGAGATCATAAGATCGCACGGTGATGAGCCGTATGACCCGGATGAGGTCACGATCGGCATATTCTCGCACACCCGGCCTATCGCTAAATCCTTCCTCAGACAGATCAAACGCGAGATCGAGACCAACGAATACCTGGTCAACCTGTTCGCCGATGTGTTCTGGAGCAACCCGGATAAGGATGCGCCCACCTGGTCAGAGGATGCCGGCCTGGTGGTAAAGCGAAAGAACAACCCCAAAGAGGCGACGGTTGAGGCGTGGGGCCTGGTCGACGGACAGCCCACAGGCAAGCATTTCAGCCGGCTGGTCTACGATGATGTGGTGACACTGAAGAGCGTGGCCACCACGGAGATGATCCAGAAGACCACCAACGCCTGGTCACTCAGCCTGAACCTGGGTACCGAGGACGGCAAGGTCAAAACGATCGGCACGCGATACCACTATGCCGACACTTACGAGGAGATGATCAAGCGCGGGTCGGTGATCGTCCGTAAGCACACCGGTGTGGACAATGACGAGCTGGACGGCAACCCGCTACTGCTCGCACCCGAGGTCTGGCGCCGGAAGGTCAGGGACATGGGTAGTTTCGTGGCCTCATGCCAGCTGCTACAGAGGCCCAAGCCGGACTCGGCCAGCACGTTCAAGCAAGAGGATCTGCGATTCTATGACGGGCAGCTGAACCACAAGGGGATGAACGTCTACATCCTGGTGGACCCGGCGAATGAGAAGAACAAGCGCAGCGACTGGACCGCGGTGATCGTGGTGGGCCTGGGATCGGATGAGAATTACTACATCCTGGCGCTGTATCGGGACAAGCTGGGCCTGACCGAGCGCGCCAATCTATTGATCGATCTGCATCGCAAGTATAGGCCGCTCAGAGTATACTATGAGCAGTACGGTATGCAGGCCGATGTCTCTCATATCCGGTATGTTCAGGCTCAGATCACCTATCGGTTCGAGATCACGCCGTTCGGTGGGCAGATGGGGAAGCACGACAGGATCAGGCGCCTGCTGCCGATCACGGAGACCAACCGGCTATGGTTACCCAGGACGCAGCACCGCACGATTTACGACGGCCAGACTATCGACCTGGTGGACCGGTTCATCGAGGAGGAGTACAAGGCGTTTCCGCTGATCACCGGACACGATGATGTGCTGGACATCATGAGCCGGATACAGGACCCAGACATCAACCTGATATTCCCCAAGGTTCCCATTCGCAAAGAGAAGCGGGACCCTTATTCCGATCCGCCCACGCAAGCCGGATCATTCGCAAGCAGGAGGTGAACTATGGAAAAACCGCAAGACTATGAACTGAAAAAGTGGTTATGTGAACACTTGATAAGGGGGCTGATCGTCCACTACTACCAAACAGGTATTGATAAATCTGATACCGACTGGGAGTTGATTCCACTTGAAGGTAAATCGAAGCGAGTGAAAGCCGATAAGGTTGAAAGCCTTGTGACTTTGCGGCCTGACTGGGTGAAGGTGATGACCGTGACAGACAGAGTGAAGCGCGAAGTGGAGGAGTACCGAGAATTCGCCAAACGGGAAGCAGCAGACCTGGCAGAGTTTGAACGATTAAAGAAGAAGTTTGAGGGGTAATATCATGAGCCTGATTAACGACATGAGAAGGAAGATCCTCGAACTCGAGCAGCGCATCGACAACCTCGAGGGCAGGCTGGGCCTGATCGAGGATGAGGTGATTGACGAGATGACGATTACCTTGTTGCCGAGTATCCAGGAGGCACCTGAGAGAGACGAATAACCCAGTAGCGCTATACTATCAGGAAGTGACCACGGTGAACCCTGATGCGTGTACTCAAAGCGACGGAGATACCCAAGCGAGCCAGTGAGCTTGTCGTACTAGCCTGCAACGGATTCGAGCTGAAAAAACCGATATACTACAGCGCATCGGCCAAACTCTTCATACAGGCAGGCCCAGGGCCTAAGGTGGACCTACCTGCTGACGCTAAACGGTGGACCTATGGACCTTGAGGAAGACAAAGAACTTGATGATCTGGTAAAGCGCATCCACGACGATTACCGGGCCAGCACCGAAGACCTCAGAGACTGGGACGAAGAAGCCAGGGAGGCGACCCGTATCCGGCACGGTCACCAGTGGAGTGAAGAGGACAAGCTGAAGCTCGACGCGCTCGAGCGGCCAGCGCTCACGTTCAACCGGACGGGGCCATTTGTCGATGCCGTCCTTGGTATGGAGATCAGCAACCGCAAGGAGGCGCGATACATTAAGCGCGTGCCCGGTAAGCCAGTACCGCATGATCTGCTAGGTGGTGCCGCGGAATGGGTCAGGGACGAGACGGACGCAGAGGACGAAGAATCACATGCATTCACCGACATGCTGACCACCGGCCTGGGCTGGATCGACACGACCATCAACTACACCGAAGATCCTGACGGCATGGGGGATATCACTCGCCGCGATCCGTTCCGCATTCGGTACGATACCCGGGCAACCAAGCGCAACCTGACTGATCGGCGCTGGGATCTGTACCTGGACGATATGTCCATGGATGAGATCCAGCAGCAGTGGCCGGAGGCGGACCTGGACGGGCAGAACCTGAAGGGACCTTGGGATAAGGACATGGAAAGCCCGCAATCATCGATGTCGATCGACAAGTCAGGAATTGACGAGTACCTGACAGACGAAACCGGCAGCGGCAAGCGAGACGACAGAAAGACGATCTGGGTGGCACGCTACCAGTACATCAAATATAAAGCCATCATGCGGGTGGCCACGCAGGAAGGTATCGAGGAGTATGATCCGAAGGAGTGGGAGATCCTGAAAGAGCAGTACCTGGCCATGGGTACGCCACACAAAGCCATCCGCCAGAAACGCAAAGTCGTACAGCAAGCCTATGTGGTCGGCGGTCATCTGCTCGAAGATGGCCCCGCACCCTGCGAGCGTGAGTTCTCCATGTCCGCGGTGACCGGCAAGTATGACGAGGTCAAGGGCGTGTTCTACGGGTTCATCCGGCCCATGAAGGACCCCCAGACCTGGGCCAATGTGTTTTTGTCCACCCTGCTCGACATCATGATGAGCATTGGCAAAGGCGGACTGGTGGCCGAGGAAGACGCAACCGACGACCCGAAGAAGCTCGAGGAGACCTGGGCCAACCCGACAGCGGTCTCATGGCTCAACCCCGGCGGACTTAACAAGGTCAAAGAAAAGCCGGTCGGCGCCTACCCGAACGGGATCGACCGGCTGCTGCAGTTCGCGATTCAATCCTTCCCCGATGTCACTGGGCTCAACCTGGAGATCCTGGGTCTGGCCGGCAAGGATCAAGCCGGCATCGTGGAGACCACCCGCAAGCAGTCAGCGCTGAACAACATCGCCTGGGCTTTTGATGCGATGAGACGCTACCGCAAGCAGCAAGCCCGCATTCTGGCCCACCTGATCACCAATTACCTGAACGATGGTCGCCTGGTGCGTGTGACTACGAGCGAAGGCCAGGAGTACCAGCCGCTGCAGTTCGATGCCGACGGCCTGAAGTATGACATCATCATCGATGAGGCACCGACCAGCCCGAGCATGAAGGACCGGGTGTTCCAGATCATGACGGAACTCTTGCCCAGCCTGCAGAGCATGGGCGTGCCGATACCGCCGAGCCTGTTGCGATACACGCCGTTCCCGGAGAAGCTGATCGAGGAGTGGCTGCAGTACATCCAGGACGCACAAGCCAAGCCTGATCCGAATCAGGAACGGCTGATGAAAGGCATGGCGGACGAGCGGGAAGCCAAGGCCATGGAGGTCGCGGCCAGCGCAGAGAAGAAGCAGGCAGAGGCAGAGCAAACTGACATAGAAAACAAGATTTTGCAGTCAACCGGCATCATGCCGTAGTATTAACAGCCTATAGGGGTAATCACTATGTACAACCAACCATTCGGCGGGAACATGCAACAGCAGATGATGCAGAACCCGCAGCTCCAGGCCATGATCCGCAATATACTCATGCAACGCATGATGCAAGGCGGTGGTCAGCCACAGGCCCAGCCGCAAGGCCCGGGTGCTGCGATGAGCCCAGCAGCCATCCCAATGCCGCCTGGCGGGCAGATGCAGCCAGCCAGCCCGATGCCGCAACACCAAGCCAGACAGCGCATGATGCCGGGCCAGGGGCCGATGAACCAGAACATGGGTGGTTACTCACCCAATTCAGCAGCCCGGGGTAACCCTGAGCAGCAGGGCGCCATGGATCGGAACCGGTTCATGCAAATGCTCCAGCAGCGCATGGGAGGACGCCGAGCCTTTTAACCCACACAGGAGAGATCAGAGAGAGATGAACATAGCTGAAGAGATGGCGGCAGACCTGGCAGGCCAGGAGCCAGAGGTAGATCTGGAACAAGGGACCGTTGACGGTGAGGAGTACGAGACCTCGCGCCTGGACGACTTCTACCGTGACGACGACCACGGCGAGGAGGAAGACATCCAGGCAAAGGACGTGGAGCCGAAGCCTGAGTCTACCGCGGAGGAGCAGACCTCAGAGGAGGGTGACCAGGAATCTGACAAGCCGGCACCTGACCAGCCGCCCACTATCCAGGCCCTGCAGCAGCAGAACCAGAACCTGCAGCGCACCATCCACAACATGGAGCAGCGCTTTCAGCAAGTCGTGGAGCGCTTTCAGAGGCCGCCTGAGCAGCAGCCCGCACAGCAGCCCAAGACGGTCGAGGAGCGCATTGCCGAGCTGGGTCCAAGGCCTGACCCGGTTGAGGATATCGAGGGCTTCGACAAATGGACGAACGCAGCCCAGGAGATACGCGAATCTGCGCAGAAGGAAGAACTGGAAGCCATCAAGAAGCGCGTGGACTCCCAGGACGAACAGCAGTTGTTCAATCAGACCCTGAACCAGGTCACCACGCAGATCGAGCAGGCCGAGGCCAAGGTCAGGCAGACCAATCCGGAATACCCCGACGCGCTCAAGTTCCTGCGTCAGCAGTACGTCAAGGAGCAGCAAGAAAGGGGACGCGCGGGTACAGAAGAGCAGTTCCTGAGCGAGGCCATGAATCTGGAAGTGATAGCCGGCATCAACATGGCGATGAGAGGGCAGAACCCGGCCATGATGGTGCTACAGCTTGCCGAACGGCACGGATTCAAGAAGCCTGAACAGACTCCTGCTGATAACCCGAACGCAGAAAAGCTCGAACGTATTGAGCAAGGCCAGCAGCGCAACAAGCAGCATGGCTCTGGTGGTAAGGCCGTGTCACTCGAAAAGCTCTCGACTAGCGACGAAGAAAGTTTCGAGGAGGCCATGGGTGCGTTCATGTCTGATGTGGACTTCCGTTCCCCCATGCTCTAAACTTTGCCCTAGACGCTAGTAGGGAATACCCCGTCCCTACTAGCACAAACATACCAGGGGCGCCTTGGCGGCGAGAAGTCATGGAATCTTAACTATGACGGGAGGCCGCCAATGGCAGAAACAAACTATCCTGTAGGCCACGCGCTTGCAGTCCAGCATTGGTCGAAGAAGCTGGCCGTAGAGGCTTTGTCCAAGACCGACATGCTACGCTTCATGGGGAAGGGCTCTGACTCCATGATCCAATACAAAGAAGAGGCCAAGAAGGTCGGTGAGAAGATCACCTTCGGCCTACGCATGCAGTTGACCGGGGACGGTATCGACGGGGATAACACCCTCGAAGATAACGAAGAGGCGCTGGTGACGTACAGCGACTCGATCTGGCTGGATCAGTTGCGCCATGCAGTACGCTCAAAGGGTGCGATGAGCGAACACCGCGTACATCACTCCACTCGTGATGAGGCCAAAGACGGGTTGGCAGACTGGTGGGCAGATCGTATCGACACCTCGTTCTTCAACCAGTTGGGTGGTGTGTCGAGTGCTGCAACCAAGTATTCCGGTATGCAGGCCGCGGTCGATCCGATTGCCGCCTCTGATACGGACCATTACTTTTTTCCTGACTCCGATACCTCTGAGGCCGATGTGGCTTCCTCGGGTGCGTCCTCGATCTTCCAGCTCAGCCTTATCGATGAGTTCGTGGCCAAGGCCAAGACCATCAGCCCGCTGATCCGCCCGATCAAGATCAAGGGCGGCAGCTACTTCGTGGCCTTCCTGCATCCGTTCCAGGTGTACGATCTGCGCACCAATACCAGCACGGGTCAGTGGCTGGATATCCTGAAGGCTGCAATGACTGGCGGCCAGGTGACGAAGAACCCAATCTTTACCGGTGCGCTGGGCATGTACAACGGCGTGGTGCTGCATGAGAATACCCGTGTACCGCTCGGTGTGGGTCAGACCCAGGTGCGGCGTGCGATCTTCTGCGGTGCACAGGCCGGTGCTGTGGCATTCGCCAAAGGCAACGGGCCGAACAAGTTCTCCTGGAAAGAGAAGGCGTTCGACTACGACAACAAGCTCGGCGTGGCGGCTGGCGCGATCTGGGGGGCAAAGAAATGTCGGTTTAATTCCAAGGATTTTGGAACCATCATCTGCCCCACCTACACTACCAAGTCCTAAGGGAGGTCCATTATGGCTACTATTACTGGAACCGCTGCACAATCGACCAGCCCGCCCCGTGAAGGTCTTGGTGTTGTCAGCATCGTGAAGCAGGTCTCGCTGACCTCTGTTACCGCCAACGATGTGGTTCAGGTTTGCAAGGTGCCTAGCGGCGCCAAGATGCTGGACGTGAAGCTCTCCGGAGCGAATGACGGCGGCGCTATCGTGGGTACTGTGACCGTGGGTGATGGGGGTGATCCCGACCGCTACATTACCTCGATCTCGCTATCTGCGGCCTCTACCGTGAAGCAGATGACCAGCGCGGCTGGTGGAATGGGGTATGAGTATTCGGCGGATGATACGCTGGATATTACCTTCGCCGCTGTGAGCGTTGGGTCTGGTACCGCGACCCTGATGCGCGTGGCCGCGACCTACTCGACCGACACATAACAACAACCCTCTCTCTCCGTGCGCTCCATATTGGCCCCCGTGTTGGGGGCCTTTTTTTACTTGCGACGACCGCCGCCCTTGCCTTTCTTGCAGCCCATAATGGCCTCCTATTTCAGGATGTGAACGAACAGGGTGATGACCAGGACATAGCCGCCGAGTATGGCTATCCTAAGAAGCAGGTCAGTCAGTTCCCGGATGAGATCATCAAGATCATTCATTCTGATACCACACACACTTGGCACATGGTTCCTTCCAGCGCTTTGGGTCCTTGCTCCCGGGTCGCCAGCTGAGCGGCGCGGATCTGTTGGAATTTCTCGCTGTGCCAGGCTTCCATGAACGCCTGCGTCTTCAGGTCACCGGCATCGAACTTGTCATCTGACCCGAAGCAGCAAACCGACAAATGGCCGTCATACCTGACATGCCCTTCGGTGAACGCGCTCCAGCACGGCAGTGGATCTCTCAGACCGCCGATCCTGCCCATGTTGCCGTGGGTGGGCTTGTACCCAATACGCTTCTCCACGTCCTTCTGTAGCATGCTCATACCGTACAGCGGCAGTTCATACCACTGGTCGACGTATGGCTTCACTTCTTTATTGACCATCTGCAGCATTCTCTCTCCTTGCTCGCCGTCGAACTGTATTGATGAGGCATAGAGCTTGGTGTTGAAATTGCAGATATTGCGTACGTCCCAGGCTCGCTTGATATTCTCCAGCGCACGGTAAAAGAGGATCGGTTTTGACAGCATGATGTCTTTGAACTGCTGTGGATCAGCTGCGTTGACGGACCATTTCAGGGAATCAAGCCCGGCACCCATGACCCTGGCCACGATATCCGGTTTAGCCAGCGTGGCGTTGCTGGTCAAGAACACATAGGGAAATTCCAGCTCCCGCTTCAAGTAGCGCACGGCATCCTCAAGCAGCACTGGGTTCATGAACGACTCACCCAGATAGAAAACCCCGATCTCCTCTACGCCGACCTCACGCATCTCGAGGGTGATCCGCTTGAACAGATCAAGATCCATATCATTCTTCGGTTGCTGTCTCCTGGTGCGCAGTGCGCAGAATCCACAAGACAGATTACAGCGAGGGCTCAGTTCTATCTTGACCGACTTCGGCGCCGGCGGCGTGGTGGTGAGGTAGTCTTCAGGGATGCCGGTAATGGCATCGATTCTCTCTGTGATCATTGGCCTCTCCGTTATTGACGTGATGCAAGTTTATCACGCACGACCCTTTTTAGTATGATCGGCTTAACCTCTTTTCTCACTCGACTGAGGATCTTCTCGATGATATCCCGCTTGGTGTCATCAGGTATGCGATCCCAC